TAGTGAACAGATCGATACTTCCAACGGCTGCCACGCAACCACTCTGTACTGGTTACTATCACCATCTTCACTGGATTCTTCCTCCGTTTTGTTTACTGCATACCCCGTAGATACACCCCTTAGTATTCCAGATTTAACATCATTAAATACTTCAGAAGGAAAAGGATTGTCAGAAAAACGGACCTTTACATATCCCCTTTTATTTTTGAGATATGCATCCTCGACAACGCCTATGGGTTTATCCCTGTCATGGTTGAATAACAACGGACCTGCATCTTTTAAACGAGAAAGATCGACTGACTCTGCTCGATGATCTAGCACCTCTCGGCCTAGATAACCTCTGTCCACTGGCATCTCACTTGAAAAGGGAAACTCCACCGTTCGAGCTTCTTCATCAATCTTAAATTTGACTGATTTGGGTTCTGCTCGAAGTTCAAGTTTCTCTTCTAAGTCACGTTCCTCCATTTGAATCAGGATCAACTTTCTCCTCTACTTTAGACGTATTACTTTCAAAGGTGCTTGCAGGATTGCTGTCAAAAACTAACTTTAATTGTTCTGCTTGATCAACTTCTCGTTTTCTTGCTGCCATCAGATCTTCTAAATCGCCACCAAGCTCAGCTACTACCTGAGATTGTGTTTTTAGTCCTGAACGTATCGCCTCGGTTGCAGCTTTAATTTCCTTTTGAGGATCGACAAACGCCCATCCCCTAAATAACCATCTAACTTTTTTAAATCTCTCAGGATCTGTCTCAAATCCATTGAGTTCTAATTCACCACTAAGAACGGCATATTCAATCCAATAATCAAAGACAGGTTGGAAAAATCGCTCCTGTAAGTAACTTTGAAGAGTCCGATAATGATCTCTATCTTCTATCAAACTAAGCCTAGAAGATGAATAATTAGTCTGACTAAAGTCACGGGAGACAGACTCGTAAGAAACCCCGCAGCCACTAGCTAGTGCTCTCAGCATTGCTCTTAAAAATGGCTCAAATTCTCCGTTAGGAGCATCCATTTGTGGAACATGTACAGATTCGCCTGGTGCGAGGTATTTCCAAACCCCAGGAGTAAAGTCTGAAACTCTTTCATTCTCATATACATCATCACCAACTAACTCTCCATCTGGTGATTGTATAAACCCTTGGATACTGCTCGCGGCACGCGCTCTTACAACACTTGCTTCTTGAAATCCTGCGAGATGATGTAAATCACTCAATGCAGAAGATAACCACGAAACACCTCTTGTTTGACCTGGGCGATCAGCAATAAATAAATGAATAATTTCATTTGCAGGAAGAAACATGTGTCTCTTCTCACCTGGCTGAACTGGGAAAGGACTGTCACCTGGATGTTTTTTAAAGAATGCATATCGTTTTGCACGTTGGAACTGATCACGCTCAATTCCCATCCTCCAAGTATTACCTTTGCCACCTGTTGGGCCTGTGTAATCATCATCTAACTGATCACTTTCAATTAACTCCAGCGCGAACGGAACCTTACTTCTACCAAAAGGTTTCTTTACGCAACGAACAAAAACTTCACCAGATTCAAACAACGACTTAACAATTAGACGACTGATATCGTTTAACGAATCACGGCCATTGGCAGAACAACAATCATATCTACACCAGTCTTTCCATGCCTTTTCAATCTGATCATTAATCTTGCTATCAAGTTTATTGCCCCTCTGCTTTCTTACATCGCACTGAACACGAACACCCGTGCCAATAACATTTTGAACAATAGAACGTTGAGCTTGACGAGCGTAAACATTGTCTCTGCAAACTTGCCTTGTTCGTTGTCGTAACTTTTTATTACTTGATTTGATTTCGCTGTCGGCACTTGTCCCTTGAGCAAGCCAACTAAATGTTAAACGGGAGGAGTCTGCACCCGCATACATTCTTCTTCTTTTTGGTAAGGATTGCACTGATGCACTTAGTGCATTTTCAGTAGTAAAAAGACCTTTCCAAGCATTAATAAGTCCCATTAGAAACGAATAGCGAGATTTCTAGGGCTTCCGAGACCCTGTGCAACTAATTCAGCTTGCTTCTCACGAAAACAAATCGCATTTAACTCTCCCAATCTCATCCTCAGATCTTTCATTTGTACTCTCTTAAATGTTCTATTGCCTATCGAATACTCTTGTGCGCCATCTTCGAATTTACGCAAAGCAACCTTTATATTGTCGCGATCAATTTCATTCTGAGTTCTAGTGTCAATCGCACCAGGGGTTCCACTATAAACAAGTGATTCTTTAACAATGAACTCACCAACAGCAAGCTGGAAACTTTCACTCCCTTTGCTAACGATGGCGGTCCAAGACCAGTCACCTTTGTCAAAGTTTGTTGAATCCGATGAGCTAATAGTGAACTCCCATCCCGAGTTGTATGAGCTACCAACCGATGTGTGTCCTTCAGATGCAGTGTTTGTTCTTAAGTAATAAGTTAACGCCCATCCGTCTGTGCTTGTTGCATTTTGATTAAAAGGAACAGTTGCTTGGCCATCCCTCCACTTGATTGTTGTCCCCGCCCGGACAATCGCAGGGAACTCTGACATCCACACCATCTAAACCTCACCACTTGTGTACATAACCCTGTTTAGGAGCTTGTTTAGATTTTAGAGACTTCTTTTGCGTAGGATTAGCAAGATTTAAGAGTCTTTTAGAAAACTGGTCCCAAATAGTGCGCCTGTCGTATCTCATATACATAGAACAAAGTGCAGCATATGAATAAACCAAAGTGTCTAAACTTTCGTTCCGAGCATTGGGCTTCTTAACCCATTCTCGATGTGCATAACCTCCGCGATTATGTTTAACAATCTGTTTCTCTGCTGTCATCTGCTCAAAATATTCACTAGTGGTCGACATATGAAAATGTAAATAACCTGGCCCTGGTTCGTTGTGCTTTAGACGAGAAAAAAGAGTTGTTTTTATCGTGTCACTTCCTACGGGATAAACTAAGGCTCCCTTACGCAAAGATCTTCCTTTACTATTCATATCAACCTTAGATGGTCGGCCTATTGCAGGCTTGTTCCTTTGAGATTGACCTTTGATAGCCATAACGTTTTGCCTTCCCCTCTCCCGCGCATATTGATAAACCTCTGAAGTAAAGTGTCCTCCTGAATCGATAGCAACTGCATCTGGTCTTAACTTCACTCCAGAAGCGTGAGGCCATTCACGAAGAATAACTTCATCGAGTTGTTTCCATAGTTCAGGTCTGCCTGGATCTCCGAAGATTTCTTGATGGTGAAGTAACCAGCCTTCTTCGCAATCAGAAGGTCCACGCCATGCGAAAACCGAAATCGCCAAACGATTATCTTGTACGTCAACACCGCAAGTAAGTGCAAGGCTGTCTTCTGGCATTACACCTGGCTCATAGTGCTCGCAACGCTCCATCAAACCTTGACTTGAAATCTTCGAGGCATAATCCTCCTCCCAAGTTTCTCCAAGGATGGTGTTCACCCAGGTTTTTAATTTCGGTGCATCGTCTTTACTTCTTAAAAAGTCCTCACATATTTCTGTCCAAGATTTCCAACCAAGGGGGGAGTACAAGGACGACAAATGAAAACCAGCAGTTTTACCATCTCCTTTAGCCGTAGCAATCCACTCGCCTCGACTTAATAGTTCCGTTTTATGAGACTCACCATATCGCTCACCGCAATGCTCACATTCATACTTAACCGTTGATGGATCTTCATTCTCCATCTTTAGCTGCGGCCACTTCCACCAATCCATCACACCGCATTTTGGACATGGAACATAAAATCTTCTTTGATCACTTAATAGGTACTCCGTCTCGATTCTTGAATAGTCTTTAATTGTTGGTGTACTCGCAAGAAAAATCTTCCTTCGTGCAAAGGTTGTCGATCTACGTTCGGCCAAAGTACAAGGATCACCTTCTCCTTCTACGTCAGTCACGAATGCATCCACCTCATCCAAAAAAATGTAACGGCAAGGTGTACTTCTCAAACCAACCGCCGAGTTGCTTCCCGTTAAAAGCATCATGCCACCAGGGAACTCCTTAGAAAAAAGCGTGTTACCTGAATCCCTTGATCGAGGTGATGCAATCTTTTCAGATAAACAAGGAGTCTCCTCAATCATTGTTTGGAGTCTCTGCTTAGAAAGCCTCTTGCACATTTCCACTGTTGGTTGCACCGCAAGAAGAGGTCCAGGTGCGTGGTCGATTATGTACCCCATCCAATTACTGCCTGCTTCTGTAGCTCCCAACTGTGCGCCCTTCATAAAAACCACTCTTTGAACAGGGTCGGAGATACTCAAGGCATCCATAATTCCACGAAGGTAGGGAGTACGATTCGTGCGCCAAGGTCCAGGTTCTGACGAGGCACGCCCTGAAAGCATCCGATGGGAATCGCTCCACATACTAACTGTGAGTTCTTTTTCAAAACGTAGAGATTCAAGACTGGTCTCTAGTAGTTCGCTAATAGCTGCTGACACTTAAACCCTCCAACGCATCGCGTATTTCTTGAGTCAACATTTCGTGGATCTTCCTTTGTTCAGTTTCTGCAGCAATAATCGGAGCAACGCGATCAGGGATAGCTTTCAAGGAATCCCTTAAACCCATGTGTAGTTTTGCGAGTTGCAATTTCAACTGACTTTTATCAACTAACTTTTCACTCTTCTGTCGATATTCAAGCTCACACAACCTCGCAGCAAATGCCTCGCGGATTGCCCTGCTACGGTTGAAACTAGGCAAACCGCCAGAAGCTTGACCCTCCTTTCGTAAGTTCTCGTCAATATTCGGAGCACCACCAAGACCTCCCCTGTCAGGAGAAATAGTCCCTGCAATCTCCTTATCTAGTGCTTCTTTGTCTTTTATTTCGTAGGTTCTCCCGACCTTTTTTAAATTTGTTAAACGTCCAGTAGCAGCCCAACGAGTCAGAGTTGTATAAGCAACGTTGGACTTCGCTGCATACTCTTTCAAAGTCGTCATCAGAAGACCTCCTTCTGTTCTGAATTAGGCTCACAAACTGCCGTTTTACCTGTAAATTCCTCCCATCTTTTTACTATTACATCGCAATAGCGTGGATCAAGCTCCATTAAGCAAGCTTTACGTCTTGCTCTTTCAGCAGCGATCAAAGTAGTCCCCGAACCACCAAAAGAATCAAGAACAATCGCTCCTTTCTTCGTTGAATTACACATCTGATATTGAAAAAGATCCACAGGTTTCATCGTCGGATGTTCCTTGTTTCGACTAGGTCGGTCAAATTCTAAAACCGTCGTTTGCTTGCGATCCGTATTCCATAAATGCGCTGCACCTTCTTTCCATCCATATAAACAAGGCTCGTGCTTCCAGTGATAATCTTGCCGACCCATCACCATATGCTGCTTGAGCCAAATAAGGCATTGACGAACCTGCCAACCCATATCCGCCGCAGCTCCTCGGAAATTAAAACCTTCACTATCCGCATGCCATATATAAAATGCTCCACCAGCATTCATCACTGCATCCGCAGAAGTGTAAACATCAACAAGGAACTGCCTGAAATCTGAATCAGACATCGAGTCGTTTTCAATAACAAGTTTCTCTTTCGTCTTTCCCTCGTAATCCACGTTGTAAGGAGGGTCGGTCAACCAAAGATCCGCTTTCTTTCCATCCA